GTTTAAAACAAAATAGCCGCATCCATCTAGACGACTGCCATCGATTTGTTGATTGGTTTATCACAGAAGCAAAAGCTCGAGGAGCAGAAACTTGCATCTTCTTAGGAGACTGGAGTCACCACCGTGCCAGCGTAAACGTTGCCACAATGAATGCTAGTATTCGAGATCTTAAAAAGTTGAACGACAACTTCGAAAAGGTTTACTTTATTACTGGTAACCACGACTTGTACTACAAGGACAAGCGTGAACTAAACAGCATCGAATATGCACGTGACTTACCTAACTTTGTAATGGTAGACGAACATTTTGTACAAGATGACGTTGCAATTATTCCGTGGCTTGTAGCTGACGAGTGGAAGCAAGTACAAAAGATGCGAGTCAAGTACTTGTTTGGTCACTTAGAGTTGCCCTACTTTAAAATGAATGCAATGGTAGAGATGCCAGATCACGGTGGTCTCAAAGCAGAGCATTTGAGCGGGCCTGAATATGTGTTCAGTGGGCATTTCCACAAGCGTCAGTATAAAAATAACATTCACTATATCGGTAATGCGTTCCCACATAACTATGCAGACGTTGACGACAACGAACGTGGTGCAATGTTCTTAACTTGGGGCGAAGAACCAATATATGTTAACTGGACCGAATGTCCAAAGTTTAAGGTAGTATCACTTACCGAACTTATTGACAACCATGCGAATTTACTTGACAAATACACCCATGCTCGTGTAAAATTAAACATTAGTATTAGTTACGAAGAAGCGAACTTTATTAAAGAAAAGTTCGCAGAACAGTACGGTGTTAGAGAACTACAGTTAATTCCTGTTAAAGATGAAGAACAAGAATTTGAAGGTGGTGAGATAAAGTTTGAAAGCGTGGATCAGATTGTTATCCAACAGTTACAAACTATTGAGTCTAATGCTGTTAATACACAAAAGTTAATTGATATATATCACGGATTAGAAGTTTAATGCTTAAAATTAAAAATGTAACTGCTAAGAACTTTATGAGTATTGGCGCACAAACACAGGCCGTAAATTTTGATAACTGTAACCTAACACTGGTGTTGGGTCACAACATGGACATGGGCGGCGATGGCAGCAGAAATGGTACTGGTAAGACCACTATCATTAACGCACTCAGCTATGCTCTTTATGGCGAAGCGTTAACTAATATCCGTAAGGATAACTTGATTAACAAGACCAACGGCAAAAATATGTTTGTTAGTGTTGATTTTGATATCAACGGCAAGGAATACAGAATTGAGCGTGGTCGTAAACCAAATGTGCTACGCCTCATTGTAGATGGCAATGACACAGGTGATGCTGACAATGAAGATGATGATGCACAAGGCGACAGCAGGGAAACACAAAAAGCAATTGAAAAGATTGTAGGTTTCCCGCACGAAATGTTCAAGCACATTATTGCACTGAATACATATACTGAGCCGTTCTTGGCTATGAAGTCTAATGACCAGCGCAACATGATTGAGCAGTTGCTAGGTATTACTGAACTGAGTCAAAAAGCAGATATCCTCAAGGAACTGCTTAAAAATACCAAAGACTCAATCAAAGAAGAAGAAATGCGTATCGCCGCAGTTAAATCTAGTAACGAACGTATTGAAAAGAACATTAATGAAATTGAGCTACGCAGCAAGGCTTGGGAAAAGACCAAGAGTGATAAACTTGCTGACATGGCTACTACAATTGAAACTCTTAGCGAAATTGCAATCGAGCAGGAAATTGCTAACCATAAGCATAATCAAACTGTAAAAGAATTAAGCGATGCTAAGACTATTCTTGAAAAAGAAAAAGATCGTGCTGATACCAGTTTCAATCGAAGTGTTAAGAAGCTAGAAGAACTTAAGACTAACTTGCAAAAGGCACACGAAGGTGTATGCCCTACTTGCGGACAAGGTACTGCACATCTTACAACTCACGAAGAATATACAGCAGAATTAGTTGAAAAGATTGCTGAAGAACAAAAGTATCACGATGATCTAGAATTACGATTAAATGAGCTTGTAGTTGCACTAAATGAATACAAAGATATTGCAGACGAAACTGATACATTTTATAATGATCTTGAAAGTGCGCTAGAACATAAACACAATTTAGATACGCTAGCGACCCAGTATGCAGAAAAGCAAGAAGAAAACAACCCGTACATTGAACAAATTGACCAGTTGCGTAAAACTGGCTTAGAAGAAATCACATGGGATCACATTAACGAACTTACTGATCTTAAAGAACATCAAGAGTTCTTACACAAACTACTAACTAGCAAAGATAGCTTTATTCGTAAGCGCATCATTGATCAAAACATCAGTTATCTAAATCACCGTCTTGCTTATTATTTAGACAAGATTGGGTTGCCGCATGACGTTAAGTTTAATAGTGACCTCAGTGTTGAAATCACAGAGTACGGTCGTGATTTAGATTTTGATAACTTAAGCCGCGGCGAACGCAATCGTTTGATTCTAAGTCTAAGTTGGGCATTCCGTGATATCTATGAAAGTTTGAATCAGCCGATGAACTTGATGTGCATCGACGAACTTATTGACAGTGGTATGGATACAATGGGTGTTGAAAACAGTCTTGCTATCCTTAAGAAAATGAATCGCGAACAACGTAAGAACATTTTCTTAATCAGTCACAAGGAAGAGCTCGTTGGTCGTGTTAACAATGTACTAACGGTTATTAAAGAAGGTGGCTTTACCAGCTACAACACTGACACTGAATACGTAAACTAACGTGATACTCGTTTTAACTACTCCTAGAACTGGCAGTACTTGGTTTTGTGAACAATTAGCTAAGAACCACTCGTTAGAGAATCTAGACGAGTATTTTGGTAAACACGAAATCTCGCTTGAGGAACAAATCACTAAGCTAGAGTACTTACAGTCAAATAAAAATACTGTACTGAAATGTTTTCCGTGGCATTTTAAAAATTTAAGGGCAAATTTTCCTAGAGCTAATTTTCTAGAAAAAAATCTTTTAAAACTTGCAGATAAAATATACATTCTAGTTAGAAAAGATTTTAACAGTCAATGTAAAAGTTACTATCTAGCAAAAAGTACAGATGTTTGGAGCGGTATCCCACAAGAGCATATCGATGTTACAGTAGACAATGTTATGTATGAGTATTATGTTAATCACTTGATCGATGGGTACATGCAACTAGCAGAGTATTATAAAAAATTTAATTGCGAAGTTATAGATTACGATAGCTTGGCATTTAATAGAGAAGAACGATACGTCAGACCTGTTACATGGGTTAATGAACCAAAATCTATAGATTTTAATGTAGAGATGTTGTTTACCTAAATTTAAGTGTAACGGATTCATGCTCGTTTAAATAACTGCATGAATTGGACGTATAATGGAACAAGTGTAGACGACTTACCTGAAGGTACGGAAGCGTTTGTTTATTTGATTACTAACCTTACTAACAACAGAAAGTATGTTGGTAAAAAGTTGGCCCGATTCAAAAAAACACGCCCACCGCTAAAAGGTAAAAAGAACAAAAGACGCAGCTCAGTAGAAAGTGACTGGCGCGACTATTGGGGCAGTAACGATCATTTAAAGGACGATGTTGTGCGTTTAGGCGCAGAACACTTTACTAGAGAGATACTGTATTTTTGCCCCAGCAGAGGCGTAGCCGGTTACCTAGAAGCCAGAGAGCAGTTTGAGCGTAAGGTTTTGGAAACAGATGAATACTATAACGGCATTATTAATGTTAGGGTAGGCGGTTCACAAATCCTGCGTGAAGCACTGAAGAAACTATAATTACATATACAACACACATGGCAGTACACGGCAGTTTTACACACAAACCTGGCACACATCGAGCATAGCTCAATCTCTTACTAAGGCATATTACATAGGCGCTGCACCGCCCCACCGAGGACTATATCGGTTTCCTTGAGGCTCCGTTTCACTACGGCGTCAGATTCTGGAATGCAGTCGGCAAGATGCAAACAACGTTATGGCATTGAAAGAATGTGAGCTCTGAGAAAAAGCAACTCACTGGTTGATATAACCAAACTCCACTAGGTTATATTAGCTTCCGAGCGAATACAAGTGACGGTAGTGTATGGGGAGAGAAGGCGCTCTGCTTCCTAATAAGCACCCGGGTTGGAGATGGCGAAGCTCATCGTGATGACGCTTTCTTTTTTGTTCACCCTGCAAAGGGTGAACTATGACTCCACTATCGTGATAACTTCTTAATTAATAAATCAACTAAAAAATATCTTACAAGTGAATGAGTGAAGTGAAACGAAACGAATGAAAGCAGTAAGATAAGACACGAAGTGTCTACTAATGTAACAATGAATGATTACATCCAATCAGTAGGTTGTTGTCCTGATTTAAGTTTATTGTAG